CCTTTCTTTTCGATTGCTTGCCCGCATAGTTGAAAAGGTGTAGAACTTATGATAAACTATAGTTGTATTTTTTTATCATCCTTTCCATTGCTTGTCACATGGAAGGTTGAAACCTCACACTCAAAAACTTGCGGTTGGAGAGTGTGGGGATTTTTTATTTTTTTAAGACTTTCAACTTAATTTGTATCTTGAATGAATCCTTGACAGTACGAAGTTTATCGCTTTCTGGATCAATATCTTTGTAATCACCACCATAAATTTTAGCAATTTTTATAACTTCATTATTTGAATCTGTGGTTAACCTTAATACTTTTCTATTTTTGGACTTAGTGACATAACCTAAGTGATAACCTCGAACCACAATTTTAACTGCATTAGGGTCAAATTGATTATCCAATTCAGGGACAAAGTCTACATCTGAAAGCTCAAAAGGGGAATATTTGTAAAATCTATCACTAAAAATCAACTCTTCTTTAATTTCTTTAGAAGTATATCCTAAATAAGGCACATCAGCTGATTCTTGTATGAGTTCTTGACATAAATCTGAGAAAGCTTCTTGATGATAAGATATTCCTTTCACTTTCAGAATAACATCATAAATGATTCTCTCGTCAATCTCCTGACTTTTAATTCTATCTTCTATTCGAACAGCTAATAGTTTATTCAGCTCTTCAATTTCATACTCTAGTTGCTCAGTACTAGATTGCCTAGGAAAAATACCAATCAAAAAGAGAACAACTAAACTACCGATAATAAAAGAGGAAATTGTTAGTAGTATATTTCCAACGATACTAAGCAGAAAAACAGATATTAAAGTCAGCAAAACCAAAAAGGCTATCAAAGACCTTTGTCTTTCCATTTTACTAATTGTTTTTCTGTGTTCGTCTATGAGTGCTTTGATTTCCTTTTCTGTAAGAGTAGTAAACATATAAGCACCTTGACCTTAATTTTCAGATGGCATGAAGTTCCCGACAATTTTTCCAATAATTCTAGGGTCTTCATCAAATGGTGCGAATTTATCTTTATATTTTGGATTAAGGGAGACTAAACGCAATCCATCAGGTTCACGATAAACCTTTTTAATATATGTTTGACCGTCCCAATCAACAGCATAAACCGCTCCGTCATAATCAAAGCCAGTCTCTTTTATGAGAACAACCTCTCCGTTCTGGAATTTAGGTTCCATGGAATCTCCGAAAACCCAAGATGCGAAATCATGGTCCAGGTCTTTATCGTAAAAAACAGTGTCATAGTTGCCGTCGTTGAAGTATGAGAACCCGGAACCAGCTGAAAGTTTTTCATACACCTTATATTCAAATAAATCCTCTTCTAGTGAAATAACCTTATTAGATTGGTCTCGTAATTGATTTTCTGTAAAATCCAAAACTTTTTGTTTTCTGGGAGCAGTCAGCTTAACAGCTTTTTCAGTTATTCTTTGAACAAGAGGAGAAGTAGGGATTTTTACTTCTTTTTCTTCTTGAGTCTTATCTTCTATCAAGTCTGATTTATTAACTCCAAAATAGTCCGCAAGTAATTCGATTTTCCCTATGCGAGGATAAGTTATACCCTTTAACCAATCTCTTACAGTAGTGTATTTTAATCCTAAATCAGAACAAAGTTTATTTCTATCAATGTCTCTGCTGCTCATTAACTTTTCCAAGTTCGCAGAGAAAATTTCTTTACTTTTATTATTGCTCATTTGTATTACTCCTTTATATAGTATATATTACGGCAAAAACGCAAAAAAGTAAAGAAAAAAAGAAAAAAATACGATAAAAACGCAAAAAAATACTTGACATTGCGGTTTAACCGCATGATAATAGAATCATAGTTGAGTTACCCAATTATAAAAAATGTAGAAAGGACTGTAAGATGCAGAAAATGACTCTTAAAACATTGAGAACTCTAAAAAATTGGAGACAAGCGGATGCAGCCAAGGCTATTGACGTCTCTGTTGATACTTGGGGAAATTGGGAGCGAGGAAAAACAGAACCTACTGTAACCCAAGCTTATCAAATCGCTACTACTTTTGGTGTGTCTATTGATGACATTATTTTTTTACACGATATTGCGGTTTAACCGCATTTGAAAGGAGGAAGGAAATGAGACCAAAACGATATCCGTATAGTGGGGAAATAAAAACGTACTTCAGCTGCTATCTGAAGTACGCTACGGAAATTGTTCTGCTCAAACTAATAGCAGTAGTCAACAACACTTCGCCGGTATCGTCCCCGGCACTGTAGTTGAAATAGAATTTGATTCTCGATTTTAGAGTCTAGCTTTTTCGCCACTATAAAAGTGACAGCTAATTTAACTACTATTTGGGTTGTCCAGCTAAGACACCCTGAAAAAGATAGCTCTCCTATTGAACCCTGCTAGTCAGGTACGGTAGGCAAAAGGAAAACCTACAGATGAATCCAAATTTTACTGAGACACAGTCCTCTTCAAAAATTTTGCCAATGTTCATTAGCTCCTTTCTTGTTAAGGATAATATAACTATATACCATTTTTGAGGATGTTACATCGGTCTGAAGACTGATATAGGAGGTTGAATGGAAGATAAAATTATTGAACTTGCTGATTACTTCATCAGCGAATCTAAAACATACAGAGAAGCTAAAATAGCGTGTGAGAAGCTATTTCGACAAGTCAGCCATGAGATTGAACTCAGGGCTATGGAAAGTAAGACAGTTTGACAACAACGCAAAAAAGCACCTAACGAAGTCAGGTACTTACTTAAACAATTTAGACCATTATATCACAAAAATGCTTGCCCGCATAGTTGAGAGGATGTAAAAAAATGGAAGGTATAACGTTACAATTACGATTGGACGGCGAAAGTGCTGAATTGTTCACCAATCAATTATTGGCCTTTGCTGAAAAGCAGGTTAAGGAGCAGTTAGAGAATGATCGCATGCCAATCAATCAAAAAGCTTTGATGAAGAAGTTCGGCTTTACTCATGGCTATATTAAAAAGTTAGAACGTAAAGGATTGAGATTTCGTAAGCAAGGGAAAGATATTATGTACGATGTCAATGATGTTTATGAAATTTTGGAATTAGAGAAAGAAGTACGAAAATTAAGAGCATAAGGAGAACAAAATGACAGAACCAACTTTATCAAGTCAATTGTTAGGCTTGGTAACCATCTTTATCGGCATCTTCATATTGATGCTAGCGACTGCTAAAAATGAAGAAGATGATGAACAAAAAACAGTGATCATCATTGAAGAAGCTGAAGACTTTAGAGAGGTTGCACGAAGAAACCTGAAAAACTGTGATAGAGGTTTCACCTATGATTCCCAACCGCCTGTCGGCCTTCCTTCAACGATTGAGGATGTACCACAAGTTTTTCGGGCATGTATCGAAGACTATGACAGGCTGGCTCAGGACTACCTGAAAGAAGCAAGTCATAATGATTCGCTAAGAATGCAAAATGCGAATCTTCTAGAAGAAAATGGACGTTTGCTCTACAAAGAAATGACGATGGATTTTCGTCAGAATCCAAGAAAATGGAGGGCAAAGACATGAGTGTTAGTCGCAGTATGAACGAGTTAGAAATTCGTGTTTTAAACATGATTATCAATTGTGCGACATTCGACTTGCCAATCCAAGCCAGTGAAATTCGCTTAGAAACAGGACTCTCTAAGCGTAAGGTAGAAGAAATTATCGAAAGCCTGCGTGTCAATTTTGGCCACCCTATCGTAGCTAAGAAGATGAAGCCGAACGGCTATTACTTGCCACGAAGTGAGGAGGAACGACAAGCTGGCCTTGCTCCTTATCGCAGACAAATCTTGACTGAGCAAAAGAACCTTGCTGCAGTGATGAATGTGGATTTGGAAAAATATTGGGAGGATAGTGCATGAATGAAGATTTTAGAATACTACCTCATGATCTAGTTGCAGAGCAGTCGGTTCTGGGTGCAGTTTTTATCTCACCAGAAACAATGACATCGCTGGCAGACGAATTGACTCCGGAGGATTTCTACAAGCCTGCTAACAAGATTGTTTTTAAAACAATGTTGTCATTACTTGAAAAAGGTGAGCCGATTGATGCTACTACTATGGTGTCAGCTCTTACCAATCAAGGGCAGATTAAAGAAATTGGTGGTTTAAACTATGTTGTCGAGTTAGTGAACTCCACACCAACTTCCAAAAACGTGGAGCATTATGCAAAGCTTGTAAAAGAAAAGGCAACTCTAAGAAGAGTAATTGCTGATTTGTCGGACTCACTCTCTAGCGCCTATCAAGGTGATGTGTCGATTAGCGATCTCATTGCTAAGACAGAAAGGTCCATGCTTGACATCAGCAATCAAAATACAGGTACAGGATTTCGTAATGTGGCCGATATCCTTGATACACACATGCAGATAGTAGAGACTCGCTCGCAGACAGATGGATTCGTGACTGGTCTGTCTACGGGCTTTGTTGGACTAGATAAGATTACAACAGGACTTCATGAAGGGAATCTTATCATCCTTGCTGCTCGTCCAGCTATGGGGAAGACGGCATTGGCTCTTAATATCGCTAAGCATGTGGCTACGATGGAAAGAAAGCCTGCTGTCATCTTCTCGCTAGAAATGGGAGCAGAGGAATTGATCGAGCGCATGGTGGCATCTGAGGGTATGGTTCCAGGTTATCATCTGAAGACTGGAAACTTAAACTCTGATGAATGGAGACGTCTTGTACAAGCACAAAATAATCTCTATGATGCGCCAATTTTCGTGGATGATACTGCTGGTATTCGGATTTCAGAGATACGCTCAAAAGCTAGGAAATTGTCTCAAGAAATAGGTGGCCTAGGCATTATCATCATAGACTACTTGCAGTTGATCACTGGTTCAAAAGGTGAGAATCGTCAGCAGATTGTTTCAGAAATCTCAAGGGAATTGAAGATACTTGCAAAGGATTTGAGGGTTCCTGTAATAGCCTTATCACAGTTGAGTCGGTCGGTTGAGCAGAGACAGGACAAGCGTCCAATGCTATCAGATTTGCGAGAATCTGGTTCAATTGAGCAAGATGCTGATATTGTAGCATTCTTGTATCGTGAGGCCTACTATCAGAAGGAGCAGGCAGACAGTCAAGAAGCGAATAACGTGACTGAGCTGATTCTGGAAAAGAATAGACATGGTAGTCTCGGAACAGTGAAGTTGTATTTTCACAAAGAATACACAAAATTTTCAAGTGTGGAGGGATAGATGGCAGAAAGAAGAATGGTCAGCAAGACCATAATGCAAACACAAAAATTTTTAAGACTACCGCTTGAAACACAAGCCTTGTACGTTCATTTGGTTATCAATTCCGACGATGACGGAATTGTTGAAGCATTCCCAGTTGTTCGAATGATTGGTGCTAGCGAGGACAGTTTAGGTTTATTAGTTATCAAGCAGTTTATAAAACCACTCAATCAGGACATGGTCTATTTTATTACTGATTTTAATGAACAAAATAAAATCAGACCAGACAGGCACAAACCTAGTATACATAGAGATTTAGCTATTCAACAACTAGGATTGGCAGTTGATGGAAGTAGATTGGTTGAGCCTGGAAAGGTAGTTTTAGAGCTTAACAATGAATGTCAGACAAGTGACGGACAAGTGGCGGACAAATGTCCGCATAGTATAGGTAAGGATAGTATAGGTAAGGATAGTATAGGTGAGGATAGTATAGATAATATCCCTTACAAAGAAATTATTGATTACCTAAACTCAAAAACCGGTAAGAATTATAGATCTAACATCCAAAAAAATAAAGCTTTGATTAAAGCTAGATGGTCAGAAGGTTATCGGCTAGAAGAGTTTAAACAAGTAATTGATAATATGGTAACGGATTGGTCAGGTACGAAGTATGCGAAATATTTGAGACCAGAAACCCTCTTTGGAACGAAGTTCGATGGTTATTTGAATCAAGGAAATGTTGTTAAACGTGAAAAGAAAACAGACGAAAGGTTAGGGTTTTAGATGAAAAACTTTAAACAATTCAGAACCAGAACAGTTCTTGATGATATCTGTAAAATCCATGGATGCCATCTTTGGTCTGTTAAGATTCCTATCAAGGGAAAGGTTGAGGAAATCAGCCAATGTCCTGAGTGTGAGAAAGAGAATATCCGTCTCTTTGAAAAGCAGTTGAATATGGAAGCCGAGGTCAAAAGCAAGCTATCGGACACTTACGAGGTCTTTGCTCGTGACAGTATCGTTTCAAGTAAGCTTGCTAGCAAGTCACTACATGACTATGAGATTCAGGTTGATATTGATGAAAAGGCTATGAATTTTGTGAAGCGATTGGAACGTGAGTATGCCAAAGGTACAGTTGGGAATGCCATCATCACAGGACCTTCTGGAGTCGGGAAGAGTCATCTAACCTATGGATTAGCTCGGTTTCTCAATGAGCAATTTAAGTCTTATGATGAACCTAAAAGCGTGCTTTTTGTATCAGTAGTGACTTTGTTTGACAAAATTCGTGAGAGCTTTGAGTATGACAATGGCTATTCAGAAGCTAAGATGGTCAAGCTACTGTCTGAGGCTGATTTTCTCTTCTTGGACGATCTTGGGAAAGAGAGTCGCAAGGCTGACACGAAGCGAAATGAGTGGGCACATCAGATATTGTTCAAGATTCTGGATAATCGGACCAATACGATTATCAACACGAATCTAAGTAGCGAAGAGATTAAGGAGCTTTACTCGGACGATTTTGGGAATGGTGCTTTATCAAGTCGTATCTTTGAGGGAGCAACAGGCAGATGCTTTGTGTATCCAGCTGGGATGAAGGACAGGAGGTATTGATTATCAAAAAAATGGTAGTCTGGGCACTTTTTGATAGTGGGAATGGTTCTTACTTCAAGTGTGCAAACTCTCTGAATAGTTCGGGGGGGGGCGAATATTGAAATCTATTCAATCGGAATGGATATAGAAAACAAGAACAATCATTTCATAAATCTAGACCTTGCAGATTATAAACGCTTATTTGGAGATAACACGCTCTTTGACGTGTTAGACAAATTACCAAAACCTGATCTTATAATAGCTAGTCCACCATGTGAAAGTTGGTCAAATGCTTCTGCAATGGAAAATGGGAATGCGTGTTGGAAACGCAATGATGTGTCTGATAGCTTGTTTGCTCCGCAAGTAAGACCTTCACCGTTCACGATCAGGGCAAATAAGGATTACGAGTCAGCCTATATAAATTATCAGTATGACAGACAATTTCTAAAAAGGGTCAATGGCGAGCTAACAGCTTTCAACACAATAGAAATCATAAAAAGATATAGACCACAATTTTGGGTTATTGAGAATCCAGCTGCTGACAGACTGTGGCCTTACATTGAGGATATTATTGGATTCAGAATTCCATACAAAAACCTAGCTAGATACAATAATTATGATTATCCTTTACAAAAACGGACGATTTTTGGAAGCAATATTGAACTTAATCTTAAAAATAAAATTATCAAGCAAGACATAGAGTGGAAGAATTTCTCAAAATCATACAACGAGAGATCTAATATACCTGAAAAATTGGTGTCAGAAATATTCAAAAAAATTTACAAGGAGTTTAGTAAAGATGATTGAACTCTATTTCATTTACAACGGTCACCGCAAGTTTTTTCTTGGAAGTTTTAACAATGTGGATGAACTTATCGAGCGGATGGAAGACCATCAATGGGCATTTTCGGCTATTACTTACCCAAGGTTTCAGAAGCACATCGGAAAGCGAACAACACGGTTCGACTACGGTGCTAAGGATTGTTACTATCTAGTAACTTTTTCAGGAGGAAAATAAAATGATTGAACTTATTAAAGAATTTGGAATGGCTATTTTATGGATGTTCTTAGGATATTTAATCGGGGAACGTGCAGCAAGAAAGGAAAAGAAAGATGATCAATAATGTAGTGTTAATTGGGCGCTTAACTCGTGATCCAGAATTACGATACACGCCGTCAAATGTTGCTGTTGCGACTTTCAACTTGGCAGTCAATCGGAATTTTAAAGGCGCAAACGGAGAGCGAGAGGCTGACTTCATTAATTGTATTATGTGGCGTAAGCAAGCTGAAAATTTCGCAAATTGGGTTAAAAAGGGTGCTCTTGTTGGAATAACAGGTCGCATCCAGACTCGTAGTTATGATAATCAGCAAGGACAACGTGTCTATGTGACGGAAGTTGTAGCTGAAAGTTTTCAAACGCTTGAAAAGAAGGATAATACTGCGAACCAGTCAAGCATGGAAAATCAGATGCCACCAAACTATGGTCAAGGCGAGCCAATGGATATTTCAGATGATGATTTGCCGTTCTAGGAGGTAGAACAATGCCACAACCTAAAACGTATGCCTTATACAAAGGCGACAAATTACTAGGGATAGGGACAGCACAGGAGTTAGCTGAATTGACGGGTGTATCAGTAAGCACAATCCATTATTACAACACCCCTACCTACAAACGGCGCACAAACCCGGACAGGGCTAGACGATTAATTGCCATTTGAAGAGGGCAGACATCGATGAGGTATTTGAATGAAGTATACTAAACAGGACTTGATCGACGGACTGAAACGCACAATCGAGCAAAACGAAAAGAAGATAGCCGAGTATTCGAAACCGTGCGATGCACGGAAGAGACGGATTAGAGCATTGGAACGCGATTCGTTAAGAAAGAGAAATAAAGAATTGAAACAGAAGATAAAGGAGTTGGAAGATGAATGCACAACGATTGATTGAGAAGTATAAAGAACTTGAAGGGATATGGAATGCCGAAGGAGCAGAACTAGCTCGCCAAATTTTTCTGCAAGACTTGCAACAACTAGACGAACCGCAGAAAGTTGTAGTATCTGAGGAAGAAGCAAAATTCCTTAAAACGTTTGATTTTAATTGTGAAAATGATGTTACAACAGCTTTATATCATGTTTCAAGAGTTGGCTGGGGTTATTATTTAACAGATAACAATGGCATAGAATTAAAAGACTTGACTGAAGGATTTAGGGAGCTTGAAAATAGAAAAAGATTAATAAAAGCCATACTTGACGGCTACGAGGTCGAGGAAGAGAAGCGGTATCTCGTGAAGATGAAGGGGATTAAAGACCCTAATAGTTATTTGAAATACAACAGAAACATAGGACATTGGTATTTTGGAAGTCTACATATCTATGTGAATGACGTAGATACAAAAATATACCACACCAAAAAACAGCTAGAAGAAGCAAACTTCGGTTGGGTGTTTGATTGCCCAGGCGTGGAAATTGAGGAGGTGGAGAAATGACAGTTGAACAATTCCTTCAATCGTTATCATACCTTATGTGGGCTTCATATTGGTCAGTAATTTTTTATAAATTCTTTAAAAATAATAAAAAAAATAATAAAGATTGAGGAGGTTGAGTGATGTCTCTAAATAAAACACGAAAACGATTGATTAGGAAGTATCGTAAACTGTTTAACAGTTACCCCATAGGTATTAAAATCAGTACAGATGGAGGGAATACTTTTTCCGCTATGGGGAGAGTTTTCGAAACTTTTATTCCAGATGCTAGTGTTGTAAAATCTGGGAATATTAATGCAAGTAAATTACAATCTGGTGATATTTCTTTTAGAAACTTTGAAATAACTATTAGTCAAGGGTTCACTAAAGAAGAATTCAATAATTTGAATGGTGGTGTTTTGTGATGATGAAAATGACAAGACCAAACAGATACCCGTACACACGAAGTCAATGGGTTGGAGAAACTGTTAATCACTATACATATAAAAGCGATATTTGCTATACAAGTCATATTTTAGAAAATAGACTTACTGGAGAAATTAAGATCAAGGAGGTTTAAGGATGAAGATTGTAGTTTATTTGCTTGATAATAGTAAAATTGAATTATTCAATTGTAGCGATGAAGACATTAAACGATTAACTAGCCAGTTTAATAATGGACATTTGATGCATGCTGGGAATGTTTATATAAATCCGAAAAAAGTGTTGTCTTTCTTTGTTTATGGAAATGAGGTCACAGATTGAAACGATTCATAGCTATCTGGATTCTGCTGTCTGCTGGATTAAACATCTGGCAGATGGACAGGATTCGAGATTTGGAAGAAAAGAAGCCGATGGTTATTTATCGAGCCGATAATCAAGGCGCTGAGATATTCGGAAAGGTCGTTGAGAAAGGACGACACGGGAAGCTATACACGCTTACCATTCGTGACTATGGTGTGTTCGTGGTTACGAAGGACATGTATGATAATGTGAAAGTTGGGGAAGAGGTGAGATTATGAACACATTAGAAAATGTAAAACAATGGTTTATAGACCGTGACCTTGAAAACGGTGGTCGGCTGGACAAGCAGTCATTAAAACTTAGCGAAGAGTTCGGTGAGTTATGTGCAGGCTATCTCAAGAAGAATGAGAAACTTACCAAGGACAGCATCGGAGATTGTGCAGTCGTGATTGTCGGTCTGGCATTACTCATTAAGGAAGATGTCAATCAGATTTTTAAAGAGTCTGATAATATCAAGAAAAAAGATGTGATGGAAAACTTCATCTCTATCAATGCCAATATCAGTGAGTTTCAACTCTCACAAGGGTTTGCAAACAAAGAATTATGCAGACACAATCTAGTACGCTGCATTGGTTATCTGAAGAACCTTGGATATAATTTTGACGAATGTTTTGAACTAGCTTACCAAGAAATCAAAGACCGAAAAGGTAAATGGATTGATGGTTCATTCGTGAAAGAGGAGGATTTGGTATGATACCGAAATTTAGAGCGTGGGATAAAGAGTTTAAAGAAATGGTTCAAGTTGATGCAATAGTCTTTGATGAACAAGTTATCAAAGTAACATATAAAAATGGCAACATTGTAAAAGAGGACATCAAAAACTATGAACTAATGCAATCAACAGGCATTGAAGACAAAGCAGGAAATGAGATATTTGAAGGAGATATTCTAATTACAAATGCTCATGCAAGTATTGTATCTTTCGGAAAATATACTTATTATCAAGATTCTGATACAGAGGTCACAGAGGTTGGATTCTATTTATCTTATCTTAATATCTTACCTGCAACATACTCTCCTTTCGAAGAATTTCTTTGGGAGAAATGTCAAGTTATAGGAAATATTCATGAAAATGAATTGGATTTGATAATGTATGAAGCTTGGAAATTCAACGATGAGATGGAGGCCAAGAAGGATGTATCTAAAATATAAACACATGCAGATTGTGAAACATGCCTTGCAACATTATATTCAGCGTGAAAGTGCGGATGAACACGACTTGATGGTTGAGCGAAATCTTCTGTATAAGGTCAAAAAAAATATTGAAGATTTTAAGGAAAATGTGATGAAAAATCCATGTAGAGGTGGGAAATGATATCAAGTTATCTTTTGCGCTTCCAAAAGAAGAACGGTCTCGAAGACCTAAAAAAGGCACGCAAGAATTTGGATTGGTTGATTGAGGAGATGGGAAATGAGAATTAAAACATTAATGGGAACAATCATCAACGTTGACAAAATAAAGCGTAGCATCACGATTGATGGTATTGAATACGGTTCAGATTGTCGTGCTTTGGTCTCTAAGCACAGAGATGGTACAGGGACTATTACGTTAGTCTTTGAAGGAAAAATGATTTAAAAAAAGGAGTAAAAACAATGTTTACAAAATACGATCACGAGACAGGAAAAACTAAACTTACAAAACTTGCAAAAGGTGGAATCATTACAATTGCAGCTATTGCCTCGCTTGGGATTTTTCGGGTGACTGCTGTGAAGCGCATCCCAGCTAATACGGTTGGTGTAAAGGTCAGTGCAATCGGAGGTGTTCAAGAAAACACCCTACAAACAGGCTATCATCTTAAAATTCCTTTCATCGATACCGTTTATACTCTTTCGACTTCAGTTCAGACGAAGACCATGGAAAAAATCACAACTCAGACCAAAGATGGTCAATGGCTGAATACTAACATTGATGTGAAGTATCGTGTTAATAAAGAAAAGGCTATGACGATATTTTCAAACTATACGAAGTTGGAGAATGTTAATGAGAGCGTAATTGCTCCAGCAGTACAGAGAGCTATCGAGTCAGTTACTGGAAATTATGACATCTACGACATTCTTGGGAATAAGCGGACAGAAGTCTATGAAGAGATTGATAAAGCGCTAAAAGAAAAATTTGAATCTTATGATCTTGAATTTGTTTCATTCACAATAACTGATCAAGATGCAGGAGATGAAATTGAAGCAGCAATCAAATCTGAATCTGTCAAACAGAAGGAAATCGACACTGCTAAACAGGAACAGGAAAAGGCTAAGGTCGAAGCCGATACTAAGAAGGTCCAAGCACAAGCTGAAGCAGATGCTGGTATCATCAAAGCAGAAGGTGAAGCCAAGGCCAACAAAGCTAAGTCAGACTCAATCACAGACAACCTTATCCGTATGAAAGAAGCAGAAGCCCGAGAGAAGCATGGCTGGGTTACTGTCAATGGAGCTGGTGGCGTGATTACCAATCATGAATAAAATATTATCAATTGCGTAAAAATACATCAGGAGGTAAGGTTTGGCGATAGATATTAAAAAAAGACTGAAGGCTCTGCCTTATATCGATATCAAAGCGAAGTCAAAGCACCAAGAAATCATCAGTTTGAAGTCAGGTATTTTACGAGGGCAGCAGTTCGATAGCATGCCGAAATCAAAAAGCAACAAGAATCAAACTGAAGAATTGAATGTGTTGATCATTGACAAATCAGAACAGCTATATAAAGAAATCAAACAAATGTACCACGAACGTGACGAACTCGTCCAAGCGATTGAGTCACTCGATGATCCAGTGGAAAACATTGTGATGCGTCTACTTTATATTGATGGACTTCCCTGGAAAGAAGTTCAAATTAAGCTAAATTGCAGTCAAGCTACAGTTCAACGTGCAAAACATAAAGCATTGCTAAAATTATCTAAAAAATATGATAAGAATGATAGCAAATGATAATTTTAATGTGGTAAATTAGTATCATGAACAAAAAGCAGAGAGAAAAACTCTGCTTTTTTTGTGCATTAAAAAAGGAGGTGAGGATATGTGGTAGTTGTTGAACCAATCAGAAATAGAGATGATGTTCAGCTTATGATTGAATGGCTGACGTTGCATAGTGCAGTCAAAGAGTCGGATAGACAACGTAACCTCATGCTCTTTCTGTCTGGTGTTAATCTGGGATTTCGGATTGGAGATATTGTTAAATTAAAAGTAAAGCACGTTAAAGGCTGGCATGTCCAGATCGTTGATGAAAAGACAGATAAGCCAACTAAACGAAAGATGCCAAAAAAATTCAAGAATGCCATGAGGCAGTATATCAAAGACAAGAAAGATGAAGATTTCCTCTTCCCAAGTCGAAACGGAAAGCATCAGCACATAAAACCAAACACAGCTTACAAGATTATAAAGAGAGCTGCAGAAGAGGTTGGTCTAGAAAACATAGCTACTCACTCGATGAGAAAGACCTTTGGTTTATTTATGTATGAGCAAACAAAGGATGTCGCTCTGATAATGGACCTACTAAACCATTCAAGTCAGAGTATTTCGCTCCGATATATTGGTAAAAATCAAGATTCACAAGACAGAGCCATGACTAAGTTTCAGGGCTTTTAATTTTTTTATTTTGACATCAATTCATTGTTTTGAGGTTATGATGATTTCGTTTCACGCATGCAGGATAAACGCTTGATAAATCTGAGTTAAAACTCATGTAGCGAATTCATTAGAATATGTAAAACAAGGAATTGAGAGAGTAAAAATAGCGAGGTTTACAAAAGTATGTTAGGTTTACTTAGAGAATGGATTGAAAGATTAAAAGGCGCAGATAAGCAAGAACATTTTTTTGATTATTTAAATGAGCAATCTTTTAATGATTTTTTAAAAGCACTCTCAAAAACTACAATCAGTTGCAATGAATTTGTAAATTCACTTAATGAAATTAAGAGGGGGAGCGTTTGAAAATTAATGTTTCAACTCGAGAAGAGAGAAGTGAATTCTACAACTCGAGCGACTGGAGAGAACTTCGGAAGTTAGCACTTGAACGTGATCATTATGAATGCGTTTGGTGTAGAGACGAAGGCAGAGTAACAATGGACAACCTAGAGGTTGACCACATCAAGGAGCTAGAGTTCTATCCAGAGTTTGCTCTTGATCTCGACAATCTAAGAACTCTATGCAAGGAATGTCACAACAAACGTCACGGTCGCTTTCAATTCCGAAAATCTAAAAAAATGCAAGAAAAGAATTTCAGGACAGACGAATTTTGGGGAGAATAACACCCCCGGTCAAAAAAATCGAGTCTTTTTAATGTTTTGGGAACCGGTGGGAGGGGTTAACTGTCCAAATTTTTAACAAAAAATTAAAGGGGGTGGGGGGTAATGGAAGAATACTCGGAAAAAAATATAAAAGAATTAGAAAATCAGCTACTTTCTAAAATCGGCTATTTCAGTCCTAGAAAAAAGGATGCGATCCAGTATGAAAAAGTCAATCGCTATCTTTATCTTGTCCGGCTGCTTTATGAACTAAAATCTCGTCTTGAAGAAGACGGGCTAGTCATCACTGTCCACAATGGGCAACAAAGATTCCAAAAAGCGAATTCTCTAATCAAAGAAATCAACACCACAAGCAATCAACTTTTAGCGATTGAGCGATCGTTTGAGTTCGAGGTTGAAAATTCTCCTGTTGAGAAATCTACATCTGGAAGTGATCTGTTATGATTTCGCATCCGTTGGTCGATGACTACATCAAAATGGCCGAACGTGGAGAAATTGTTGTTAACAAAGAAAGAAAGCTGTTGTTTAAAATCATCAAGGAGAAAATCTATCCTCGTGATGATTTGTATTTTGATAATGACCTGATTGAGAAATTCATTCGGTTTACGGAAAAGAACTTTTTCCCTTTAGCTAAGTACCAGCTTTTTTTGACTCCTTTCATTTTTCTTTTTCGGAAGGAGGACGGGGAGCCCCACTTTGATGAGTATCTGTATACACTTGCTCGCGGGGGTGGTAAGAATGGTTTCATGTCTGCCAGATCCTCGTTCTTTATTAGTCCTATCTACCCTATCAGAGATTATGATGTGACGATCACTGCAAACTCTGAAAAACAGGGTAAGGTTTCGTTTGAGGAAGTCTATGAGACCATTCAAAGGCGTGGTCTTGAGGACCATTTTTATCTAACTAAAATGTCTATTACAGGTCGAGCTAACAACTCGGTCTTTTCTTTTCGGACGAATAATCCGAAAACTATGGACTCTGCTCGTGATGGCTGTCTTGAGTTTGATGAGATTCACCAGTTTGAAGATGACAAGGCTGTGAAGGTTCAAAGGTCTGGTCTTGGTAAAATTGCTCATGCTCGAACATTCTACAACGGAACAAATGGATATGTGCGTGAGGGATTTTATGACAAGCTGATAGAGAAGTCTATGCAAATCTTGAATGGAGAGGTTGATGATTTCAGGCTATTCCCTTTTATCTGCAAGCTAGACAATGCGGATGAAGTGGACGACATGAAGAACTGGCCAAAGGCGAATCCGATGTTGGATGAAAGCACTCCATATGCTAAAAGGTTGCTTGCTAGAACCAAGGCTGACTATGACGACCTTGAGCTGGAACCGTCTGGCCGTCAGGAGTTCATGACAAAACGGATGAATCTTCCTGAAGCAGATCTTGAGAAAGATGTGACCTCTCGAGAAAAGTTAGTGGCTTGTCTACGGTCTCCTGGTATCGATTTGAAAGGTCGGTCATGTGTCGCTGGGTTTGACTATGCGAGCATCCGAGACTTTGCAAGTGTCGGTTTGCTATTTAAGAATGGGGATGAGTTTATCTGGAAGCAACATTCATTTGCTCGTAAAGCATTCTTGCAAGCGTTCAAGCTGAAAGCACCTATCCAAGAATGGGCAGACAAAGGCTTATTTACGATTGTGGACGGTCCTAGTATTGATCCTCGTTTATTGGTTGAAAAATTGAATGAATGGAGTAGAGAATATCAAATCGAGCTAGTCTGTGCCGATGGTTTCAGAATGGACTTGTTGAAACCTCTTTTGGAAGAGGCAGGGTTTGAATATGAGTTCTTGCGGAATCCTGGGGCGATTCAATCTAAGGTTGCGCCAATCATTGAAGATGGATTTGCTAATGAGCGATTTATCTTCGAAAATGACAACTCTATGATTTGGTATACAGATAATACCTACGTCAAAGAGGACAAGGATGGCAATAAGCGTTTCTTGAAGAAAGAGCCTGTCAGAAGAAAAACAGATGGGTTCCACGCTTTGATAGCTGCCCTCTACAAGCGTGAGCTTGTGCAAGAGTCGAATGTTGGGGAATTCCTTGACATGATTGATAGTTGGGATTTTTAATCTAAGAATAAATTTTGGGTGGGTGGTCGGCAGAAAATAAAAGAAAGGAGGAAGTGCATTGGGGTTACTGAATTTATTTAAGCGTGAAGTACCAGAGGTTGGTTTTGAGTTTGAGGATCTTGAGCGGATGTTTGGCAATCTTCAACTAAAAAGTTTAGCGGTTGATAAGTCTGCGGAATTCATCGCTCGAATTTTTGCTAAGTCAGCATTTAAGTATCAAGAAAACGGTAAGGCTAAGCCTTCTGATTGGGACTACTTGCTGAATGTAAGGCCAAACAAAAATGAATCCGCGTCAGACTTTTGGCAAAAGGTCGTCTACAGGTTGATTACAAAAAACGAGGTACTAATCTTTCTTACAACTGATGACCAGTTGCTCGTTGCTGACTCTTACACACGGACTAAATATGCTGTTTATGATGATGTGTTTGAGTATGTGACTTGTAGAGGATTCACCTTTGAGAAGCGTTTTCGGATGAGTGAAGTCATTTTCTTACAGTACAACAATAACCGACTGCAAGATTATATTTCTGACTTATTTGCTGATTACGAGAAGTTGCACACTCGTTTGGTCGAGGCCTTGGCTAGGAATAATCAAATTAGAGGAACTCTGAAAACCAAAAACAATGGGAGTTTTGATAAGCAGATGCGTGATAAACTCCAATCATATGCTGATGGTCTTTTTAAATCATTTAGCACTAAAACGATTGCCATTGTTCCAGCTCAAGATGGAATGGAATATTCCGAGCATACGAATACAACAGGAACTTCAAATATTTCTGTTGATGAGTTGAAGAAACTTCGTCGGCAATTTGATGATGAGGTCGCTGACGTCTTAGGGATTCCAACTGCTTTAATCCATGGCGACATGGCCAATCTGGAAAATAGCCAAAAAATGTTTAATAGTTATTGCTACCAATCACTTGTTAAGAAAATGAGTGATGGGCTTAATTTCGCCTTGGTATCAAGACGGGAATACGAGCGCAATAATCTATTTGTAATCATCGGCGAAGGTCAGAGAGATAAGTTTGCACTTGCTGGAAGCATTGATAAGCTTATTTCTTCTGGAGCGATGACTCGAAACGAGGTGCGCTCTGAACTTGGCTTAGAATCTGTCCCTGGTGGCGATAAATTCCTCATCACCAAAAACTATCAACTTGGTGAACAGTTAGAGAAAGGAGGTGAGAAAGAAGATGAAAGTAATTCCGATTAAGGGTACGATTATTTCTAACGATGATCGATGGATTTATGACTGGCTTGATTGGGAAGCTACCGCTCCAAAAGATGTCGTCCTTCCTGAAAGTGGTGAACCGATTGAAGTTCATATCAATTCAGGAGGAGGAGATGTCTATGCTGGTAGTGAAATCTATACTGCTCTACGCTCGTATCCTGGCGACGTGACCGTGAAGATTGTCGGTATTGCAGCAAGCGCAGCAAGCGTGATTGCAATGGCAGGAGATACGGTTGAAATCAGTCCGACCGCCCAAATCATGATCCACAACGTTTCAACTCAAGTGAATGGAGACCATAATGTCTTGATTCATGAAGCTGGCGTTCTAGAAGGATTTAACAAATCTATTGCTAGCGCTTATGTTCATAAGACCGGCAAGGCTCTAGATGACTTGCTTGACTTGATGAACAAGACTACCTGGTTTGATGCTGAATCAGCTTTGAATCATGGGTTTGCAGACAAGATTATGTTTACAAATGAAGTCGCTCCGAATTTGGTTGCGAGTGAAACTCCTATGATCCCAAGTGATTTTATCGAGAAAATGAGGTCAGCAGTGACTCCTGATATCGATAAAATCGCTGAACTGGTAGCTGAAAAGCTAGAAGCTAAACTACCAGATATACAAATTGAAAAAGAGGCTTTCGAAAATAGCGAATTTGTACAGAAGAAATTCAATTTTCCAAAAAGTCCAGAAAATAGCACAAACAAGGCTGTACCTAAAGGGTTCGGTCTTTTTATGTTTTAAGAAAGGAAAAACAGAATGACAATGCAATTATCTAACCAATTCGAAAAACAACGTCAGGCATTTATGGATGCCGTTGCAAACGGTGCACCTCAAGAAGAACAAGCGAAGCTATACAATGAAATGATTGAATCTATGACCAATGAAATGATGATTCAAGCTCGCGATGCTGCTCGTGAAGAAGTTTCAGCTTTGAATCCTTACGATGCCAAACTTACTGCAGAAGCTCGTGAGTTCTTCAATGACATTGAAAAAGTTGCACCTAAAGGAGTCGAAAAACTCTTCCCACAAGAAACAATTGATCGTATCTTTGAAGATATGGTTAAAGCGCGCCCATTGCTTCAACATATTGGTCTTAAAAATGCCGGTATTCGTTTAAAATTCCTCAAGTCAACGCAGACTGGACAAGCTCTTTGGGGTAAAATCAATGGCGCAATCCAAGGTCAGTTGAAGCAAGAATTTAACGAAGAAGAATCTATCCAAAACAAATTGACTGCATTTGTAGTTATTCCTAAAGACTCTGAAAAATTCGGTCCAGCCTGGTTGCAAGCCTTTGTTTCTGCACAAATCACAGAAGCATTTGCAGCAGCACTTGAAGCAGCATTCTTGAATGGTGATGGGGATGACAAACCTATTGGGCTTTCTCGTACTCTTACGGGAACTGCATCAGGTGGTAAAACAACTTATGCTGAAAAGACAGCGCAAACAGGAAAACTTACATTTGCTGATTCAGCAACAGTAGTGAAAGAATTAACTAATGTTTACAAACACCATTCAACAAAAGCAGATGGAGAAACACCAGTCGCAGTTGAAGGTAATCTTGTAATGGTTGTTAACCCAGCTGATGCTTGGGATGTGAAGAAGCAATACACTTCGTTGAACGCCCAAGGTGTATACATTACTGCTATGCCTTACAACCTTATCTTAGTTGAGTCAGTAGCACAAACGGCAGGTAAAGTTACTACATTTGTTAAAGGTCGTTACGATGCATTCGTAGGTGGCGGGATTGAATTTGGTCGCTTCACAGAAACCTATGCTTTGGAAGATTTGAACCTTTACACTGCTAAGCAATTCGCTTATGGTAAGGCTCACGATGAAAAGACTGCAGCAGTCTGGACTCTACAACTTCCCCAAGCCTAATCTCGGAGTTGAGTTATGACTACGGAAGAACAACTTCATCCACTCCTTAAATCTTTCAAGGAGCGGATGAGAATTTTTCATAATGGAGAGGATGAAAATATCTCCAGGATATTGGAAAGTTCTGAGACCTACATTCTTAAAACTGTTGGTAGTCAAGATATTTCTGACCCACGGATTAAGGAATTAGTTCAAGAACGTGCAAGATATGTCTACAATGACCAAGTCGAGTTCTTTTATGAGAACTTTAAGGGGGATTTGCTGATGCTATCTCTAGAAAATTACGAACCGGAGGAAAAACATGATTAAGGTTTTAAAAGGATTTTACGATCTCAAAGAAGGGGTATTTCGTTCTGTTGATGAAGAATTTGAAGCGACAAAAGAACGCTTTGATGAAATCAATGAGGCATTACCTGAATTTGTAGAATGGTTAGAAGATCAGGAAGAAGTAACAACGTCTGATGTCGTATCATAATCGCCCAAGCTTTCGCTACAAAAAGCCAGAGGCTCAAAATGGAGATTTAAGAACCCCCTTGACTTTCTATACTTCTAAAGTTGAGGAGGGGCTTCATGGTCGAGATATAGCTCATAATAAAGCTTTTTATACGATGGGCCAAGTTTACTCCCCTAGTTTTAAAGATATCGAGATTGCGACAGGAAAGTCCATGAAAGCTAAGATGACTTTAAAAATCCGAGATCCTTTGTCTGATTATCAGCCGAAGAATGATCATTTTGTCGAAGTTGAAGATAGTCGTCTCAGTGGTAAAAAGTGGCAAATTGTCGATGTTCGCCCTGATTTTGATAATCGGGATTTTTTGATAGTCGTTATCGGTAGTGGTCAAGATGTCTAGTGGAGCAGAATTGAGAGGTTTTGACGATGTTCTAAGAAACATTGAAACCCATCTTGGTGATAACAAGGTCAAACGAGCTACTAGTCGAGCCTTGAAGGCAGTCGCAGATGAGACCTTAGAAGAATTCAAGGGTGCTTTGCAGGTCTATAAAGATACGGGAGAAACTATTGAAAGTGCTACTGCAGGGCGTGTTACTGGCCTTGCTACTGGCGTTCCTGTTGTTAAAATTGGTTTTGGCGATGGTTCTCGTTGGCGTTTGGTTCATTTGAATGAGTTTGGATATGGTAAGAACCCACATCCAAGAGGTTTCGGTGTAATCAGACGTTTCTCAGAAACAAATGCTAAAACATACAAATACAGAATCGCTAGTCATTTGAAGATAGAAGGATTTTAGATGATTAAAGATAAGTTCAATGAACTCTATGAGATTTTAAAAAAAGATGAGACTTTAGCTGGAATCAGTATCAAATCTTTCAAACGCCCAGAATCAGTACCAAATAACGAGACAAGTATCGTTATTAAACCAGTCGGTCCTCCGATGCAGGTGGTTCATGGTAGTGATACCAGTCTGTCTAAGTTGTTTCTCTATCAGGTCAATGTAGAGTCTATTGACTACATGGAGTGCAAAGAACTCCAAAGAAAAATTGAAAAGATTATGGAAGACCAGGGATTTTATCAAACCAGTGGTGGTTTGGATGAATGGATTCCAGAAATTAAACGCTATGTAGATGCTCGAACCTACAAAGGTCGGAGTGCTCTATATGAAGAATACTAAAAAGAAAGAGGTGCTATAAATGGCATTAGTTGGTTTTAAACGCATGACAATTCGTGTGTTGGATGGGAATGCTACTCCAACACTTGGACAAAACCTTTTCGTGATTGAAGGTAAAACTGGTGAAGGTGCGACTCGTACTGCTAAGATTTCAGGTCTTGCAAGTGATCCGGTAAAAACATACGGTAGTGACGTTGCTTACCACGTATCAAATCGTGGTGTGGGCGATGTGAAGATGGAAATGACTGCGGTTGATATCCCTTCAACGGTATTGGCTAAGATTCTTGGACACCAAGTGAAAGATGAAATCATTGGTATCGGTGCTGACACTACTGCACCATTCTGCTCAGTCATGCTTGAATCTAAGACTGCAAATGGAACTCAGGCGCAAGTCGGATTCTTTAAGGGGCAGTTCTCAATGGATTCTGAAGAGCTTGAAACACTTAAAGACAAGCAAGAAGAACTTCCAGATGATAGCTTGAGTTTTGCTTCAATCGCGAGTGATGATACTGAAACTGAAGGTCTTTACTATGTTAAATACATCGGTAAGGATGAAACCAAACTAAAAAAATTCAAAGGTCAGCTTAAAATGGTTGCTGCAGGGTAGGAAGAGGGCGCAAGCTCTCTTTTTATCTTTTTTCTAGAAAGGAAAGTATATGGCAAAGGTTAAATTTTTAATTAAAAACGAAAAGGGTCAGGACGTTCAAAAGACCAGTAAGGAAATTACTACTAAGGACTATCGTGACTACCTGATTCTCAATGAAGCACTATCTTCTGATTTGTCTGAAGTTGAAAAATTAGACAAGCAATTAGAATTCATCGCCTCATTGTTTGAAGACTTGGAAGTGGAAGAACTGTTGAAATACACAGACATGGCTGATATTTTCGCAGTATTCACAGACATCTATTCTCATTTGGTAGGTGATGTTGACCCAAAGGAGAAAAAATAAAGCCAAGCGAAGCATTAAAAAGATTTTATAAATTTATCAAGCAAGCGACTGAGGGGCCATACAGCATGAGTATTCGGGATGTAATGGATACTAGTTGGGAGGATCTAATGGGCGTTCTTGGTGAAACTGAATCTGCTAAAACCGAAGAAGTCATTGATCTAGCTGACTTTCTAGAAACAATTTAAAAAGGAGGATTCGAATGGCAGGTGGAACGCCGTTAGGTCAAATGTATATCGAGCTAGGGCTGGACGTGTCGAAGTTCAATCCTACTCTAAATGGTGCTAAGAATGCTGTTAAATACTTTCAAAGTAACGTAAAGGCACTAGATAGTTCTCTTAAAAATAACGGTAAAAACACAGACTTACTTCAAGCTAAGTACAAGACACTTGGTCAAGCGATTGAAGCGCAAAGAAAAGTCTTGGATCAGATGAAGAAAAGCTTTGATACTCTCGAACCTGGTACGGCTAAATTTGATAAGGCCGCTGCTGAGATTGAACGCGAAAATGCCAAGTTGGCAGCTATGGAAGGTCAACTTCATAAAGTGCAGCAAGCTCTGATTGCAGTTGGGAAAGAAAATAGCTTTGCGAATCGTATTAACAAACTCGGAGATAGTCTGATTAAAGGCGGAGATAAAATCAAAACTTTTGGTGACAATATTTCAAGTTTTGGAGGCAAGTTAACAACAGGGTTAACCGCACCTTTAGTTGCTAGTGTCGGCTTAATTACAAAGGCTGCTATTGATTATGAATCAGCGTTCGCAGGGGTTAAGAAAACAGTTGACGAAACTGCGACAGTATCTTACCAAAAGCTATCAGACGGCATTCGTCAGATGGCTAAAGAATTGCCGGCCAGTGCAGTAGAAATTGCCAACGTTGCCGAAGTAGCCGGACAGTTAGGTATCAAGACCGAAGATATTCTCTCATTCTCTCGAACCATGATTGATATGGGAGAATCAACGAACTTGAGTGCTGAAGAAGCTGCAACAGCCATTGCCAAGATTGCGAACATCATGGGATTGACGTCGGACGAATACTCTCGATTTGGGGCAGCCGTTGTTGATCTTGGGAATAACTTTGCCACAACTGAAAAAGACATCGTTGAGATGACCAACCGCTTAGCCGCAGGTGGTAAGCTTGCTGGATTAAGCACAGCAGACATCTTGGGTCTTGCTACAGCTATGAGTTCGGTTGGTATTGAGGCTGAGGCAGGTGGTACTGCCATGACTCAAACACTGACTGCAATTGGCAATGCCGTTTCATTGACAGGAAAGGGAGCAGCTGATGACTTGAATCTTATTGCTAAGACTGCAGGAATGACATCAGAGGAATTTCAACAGGCTTGGAAAGAGAAGCCTGTTGTTGCCTTACAATCATTTATTAAGGGACTTCAAGAAGCGCAAAATAAAGGCGTGAACATGAACGCTATTTTGATGCAACTTGGAATGACAGGCGTCCGACAAAGTAATATGCTAAAATCTTTGGCTCTTGCTTCAGATAAGATGGGACAGGCTGTGGATCGTTCGAATAAGGCTTGGAAAGAGAATACTGCTCTGACTAATGAAGCCAATAAACGATATGAGACCACAGAATCACAATTGAAGATGTTCAAGAACCAAGTAACAGACTTAGCTATTGAGTTTGGAGGGCCACTCCTAAAGGCTCTCCGTGAAGGTCTTAAAGCAGGAAAACCTTGGATTGAGACATTAGCTAAAATGGCGAAACAGTTTAGCTCAATGTCTGAAGAACAGCAAAGAAATATCCTAAAATGGGGGGCTTTGGCAGCAGGAGCTGGACCAGCTCTAACAATTCTAGGGAAAGGTCTAGGAATCATAGGAAATTTAACAAAAGCTCTTGGATGGCTGACAAAGGGAACCGGTAAAACAGTAGGTGGTTTATCTTTGATGCTTAAAACTTTCCAAGCTTTTAGAACAACTGGAAATTTAACATCTGCTTTTCAATTGGCAAGTACTGGGATGGCTTCGTTCGGAACAGCAACAGCAACAGCTTCTACATCAACAAGTCTTTTAACAACAACATTAGGAACGCTTGCAAGTCCCCTTGGTTTGATAGTTGGGGGCCTTAGTCTCGCTACAGCTGCTATTGTTTACCTCGGAAACGAGAAAGACAAAGCTCGAATCAAGACGGAAGAATTCGGTTCACAATTAAGTGATACTACAAGAGGCGAACTCAGAAATTTCCAGAAGACAGTTGATGAAACTAGCACTGCAGTCGCGAATTTCGGAACACACGCAGGAGATGCTGAGAAAGTTTCTGGTGCTTTCAAAAAACTTTACGATGAAATCGTAGATGGCGCAGATAAAGTCAATAAACGTATGGCTGAGCTTGGCTCTAAATGGGGCCTTAGTGAAGAAGATATTGCTAAAGCTCAAGAAAAGAATGCTCAAGTAGTATCTAATACTGAGACTATGATGAATCAAATCAATGACATTTATCAACGTCACAATGGAGATGCAAGCAAGTTCTCTCGAGAAGAGAAAGAAATCATCTTGAATAATCAGAACGAGATGATTAAAGCCAAGCTCTCAATGATGGACTTGTCAGCCGAGCAACAAAAGGCTGCCTTACAAGCTTTAAATGGCGAAGTCAGAAATCTGAATGAGACTCAGTTAAATCATACAAAAGATGTCCTGAAGAAGGCTCTCGACGAGGAAAAGAAACTCTATGAAAATTCAAAGAGTGAGTTAAAAGAGTTGTTGGCCGGAAAGGCCATCGACCAAGAAACTTATAACAAGAAAATGCAGGCTCTAGAAGCTAACCATACTCAAACTATGGAAGCTCTGGGTGTTAAGTATTATCAAGTTATGCAGAGTCTTGATGCAAAAGTAAAAGCTCGGACTGGACAAAGTTGGAACTATTGGGAAGAAGCCAAGAAAGTTCTAGAAGAATATGGGCTATCTTATGAAGTGATTGGCCAAAAAGCTGCAGAAGCTTCTCGAAAAATGGGGGACTCCCACAGCATCCTTGCCAAATATACTAGTGATATGAGCAAGGAAACAAGAGAAGCCAACGACGCTTGGTCTTTGCTGGTTGGAAACATCAATGAAAATGGTAATTTTGAAGTTAAATCGAATGTTAAGGAAGTAATTGGAGAAGCAACTAAATCTGCAGAAGGTTGGGAGCAATTTAAATTCATAGCTAAAAATGCAGATATCAATTCTAACGCTCGTGTGACAATCGCAGAAGCTCTTGTGGAGTCAGGTAAATGGTCAACTATGACACTTGAAGAAAAGCAACTAATTGTTCAAAATCAAGCTGGACTACAAGCTATCTTTGACAGTGAGTCTCAGTTGAAAATTTGGAACAGTATGCCTGCAGAAGTCAAGGAACTACTTTTGAAAAATGCAGATGTCATGAACAAAGCTGAAGAGGCTTCAAAAGCTTTATATAACTACGAAGCCCTCACGCCTAAGCAGAAAGAGTTGCTTGCTACGGATGAGAATTTCAGAAACGCTGTTGCTCGTTCGACTGACACGTTAACTACTTGGAATGCGACAGTTCCGTTTACAAAAGATTTGAAGGCTGATCCAACAAGCGTCTTAAACAATAGTCAATTATCAATTGATAAAATTTTGTCTTGGAATATGACAACCGCTGATACAAAATCATTGGATGCAGTAGACAATACGGGCGCTGCGGTCGGGAGTGCAATCATTAGCGTGAATTCTCCAAGACAAGAAGCTCCTATTGATCTGTTCGCTACCGACCAAACAGGTGGAGTAAGAAACGAAACGAGCAGTGCTATTAATGCGATTAAACAATATAATCCAGTAGATATCTCAGCCAAAAATAGCACGCAAGGAACTGTAAATGAAGTCCAAAGTGGTGTGAACGGCATTCAAGATAGAACGGTTACAATTAATGCTCAAGACAACGCTTCTGGGGTGCTTGCGGGCATTAGAAGCTGGATTGATAGTGTAACAGGTAATTTCTTTACTACTATTTTTGCAAGTCAGCATGCTCATGGTACGAACTATCACCCAGGCGGACTTGCGGTAGTCAACGACCAAAGAAATAGTAATTATAAAGAGCTTGTTACTCTTCCGGATGGTAGAAGTTTCATTCCTGAAGGACGAAATGTCCTTCTTCCACTACCTAGAGGATCTAAGGTATTGCGAGCAGATAAGACCAGACGTCTGATGCATGAAATGGGCGTTCCTAAGTACGCTTCAGGTATCGGGATTCCGAGTGACGCTAAATTTCTTAGAGAAATGGAACAAGCACAACAAAATATTGTTGTTCAACACCAATACACAAATAAGGGGCAAGATACAGATAAAGTTGTGTCTGAGATGAGGATTCTGAGAGCAAGTATGGAGAAGATCCTTACTGCCATCCTTGAAAAATCGCCAGATGTCTACTTAGACAATGAAATTATTTCACGCAAAACCTACGAACAACATGGAGCAATTTACGCAAGGGAGGGAATTTAATGTTTTACATGATTATTAATGGTTTTAATACATCTACTATCCCTCACTGCGTTGTGACGGATTTTGGAGAAGTCGAGGCTGCCAAACCTCATGCGGAATCAGTAGATGTATATGGTTTGAACGGAAGTTATAGAGTGCTAGATGGTTCTTATGAAAGCTACGAGCGAACGATATCTTTTTATGTACCAAAACTAGTAGATATTTCAACAATTGTAGATAAATTTCAGCCAAAAGAAAATGTAATAGAATTCAGTTATCAACTTGGATCATATTTCTATGCAGACTTTTCAGGAGCGACCTACAATCGTAACGGAATGCATGCATGGAAGATAGATATCAAGCTAATTATGCAACCCTTCCGTTATCAAAAAACTGTAGATCCTGTTGTTCTTACTGCATCTGGTACAATCAATAATCTTGGGACGATTTACTCCGAACCAATCATCGAGATCGAGGGAGATGGAGATATCTCTCTTACGATTGGCCGTAAGACTATGTATCTAGCAATTAAGACCAAGGCTACAATCGATTGCAGACAAGGTAAGCAGAATATCTACAACGCCACTGGAGCAGTTCAGAACACACTTCGGAAGCGTGGAGGGTTCCTCGAAATCCCGACTGGTAAGGTTGGTGTTTCATTCACTGGAAACGTCCGTAAGATCACTATTCGCCCGAATTGGAGGTATAAGATTTGATTTATTTAACAAATGGGAATATGCCTCTGAACGCTGCCTATGCAGATGAAATTGTTCAAGAAGATAACAGCACCTACCAATTGAGCTTCCGATTTCCAACCTCGGATTCCTTATGGGAGCAGTTGAAGGAGGAAACGTTCCTGACGGCTGATGACCTTCACGGTGAACAGGATTTTGTCATTTTCGAGGTTGAGAAGAAGCATGGCTATATTCAGGTCTATGCCAATCAAGTATTCACTCTCTTGAATAACTATGTGGTCAATCCAATTTCCTTGGATAGAGCGACTGGTTCGACTGCCTTGAGTCGCTTCGCTGGAAGCATCACTCGAGATAATCCGTTCTCATTCTTTTCTGATATTGAAGATAGACACACCTTTAATATCGGTTCTAAGAATGCTATGGAAGCATTCGCGAAAGATAAGCACTCTATTATTGGTCAGTGGGGTGGTGACCTTGTGCGACATGGTTATCAGGTACGGTTATTAAAAAATGGCGGTTCAGAGAATGAATCGCTTTTTATGTACAAAAAGAACCTATCTAGCTATCAGCACAAGACTTCTACCAAATCTTTGAAGACTCGAATTACTTTCACTACGACTGTCAAAGGCGAGGGAGAGAAAGCACCTGATCGGACTTTCACGGTCACACTTGATAGTCCACTCATTAACAAATACAGTCAAATCTATGAAGATGTGATTGAGGTTAATGACCAGGACGTGAAGGATGAAGCAAGCCTTCGAAAATATGGTGAGCAGTATTACAGAACATCTCTCTGTGACATGATGGAAGATAGCCTTGAAATTGAGGTTGTCGGCCAGAGTGACGTGCCTGTCCAGATGTATGACATTGTGAGCCTGTTTCATGAGGTCTACAATCTGGATGTGCGCAAGAAGATTACTAAATACACATACTCCCCGATGGCTAAGAAGCTGAAATCTATCGGCTTCGGTCAATTCCAGTCTGGGCTTGCAAGTGCAATTGGTAACGCAGTGAGTGATGCTGTTAAGGGTGAAGCCCAACAATTTCAAGGAAATTTTGAACGGCAGTTAGCAAGAGAGCTCAAGAATGCTGACCTTGCATTTGACAGACGTAAAGAGGATTTAGTCAACCAATTCACAGATGACGTGAATGCTATCAAGGCCAAAGCCGAAGAAACAAAGCAAGAGATTATAAATTATACTGATCAAACAATCAGTCAATTTTCTGAATCAATTTCTAATTCTGTTCAAGTTTTGACAGACAAAGCGCTAGAGAAAGCTGGTGCAAGTAGCTTGCTTGCCAAGGAAGCTCAACAGATTGGGTTTGATGCAATCGCTAGGCTTGAAGCGTTCAAAGACCAAACATACATCACCCAATCAACTCTGACAGGGAATCTGGATCTTCTAAAACAGACGATCAACAATGAAGTCAACCAAGCGTCTGAACATCGCAGAACGACCACAGAGGCCCTTAGTCGTATGACTGGACAGATGAACGGATTTGCGACGAAATCAGAGGTTAAACAGGACATCGATGGACTTACGCAGACCTTTGCAAAGATGAAGGTCGGGGGAGTTAATCTCTTGCGTAATACAGCGAGTTTGTTGATTGGCGATCGTTCAAAAGGCTATTGGATGAGTTCCAGTGGAGGAAATGGAAGAGCAGTTAGCGTAGAAGTTTTAGATCCTCCACAAAATATGATAAAAAACATGATTCGTATTATTGAAAATACGAATGGTGGAAATAAAGATTTAACTCAATTTGTTAGATTGCTGGTTGGCGAAAAGTACACGATTTCTTGTTATGCAAGGGTTGCGAGCGATAGTTCACATGCAAACGTGAACTTGTTATTTCGTTCGTGGGCAAATGATACAGATTTGAACCGCAAATTTCAGAAATCTATCTCTCATACAAATTGGCAGAAATATTCATTTACATTTACTGCTGATGCAATTGAAAATTCGATTCAATTTGGCCAATCTGGTGCAGGAATTATCGAAATATGCGCTCCGAAAATTGAATCGGGAACGTTAGCGACTGATTGGAGTCCAGCGCTTGAAGACACTGAGGGCATCATCACTGAAGCCAAGGCTACCTTCGAGCAGACTGCTCAGGGCTTGCGAACCGACTTATCAGCTATTCAGGGATATGTCAATAAAGACAGTCAGCGAAAAGAAGAATTACAACGCTACACTCGTGAGGAGAGCGCTCGTCAAGCTAATGCAGTTCGTGAGCTGGTTACGAGGGATTATGTTGGTAAGGCTACTTATCAAGAGGACGTGAGAGGTCTTGAGCGTCGTTTCAGTGTGATAAGCACGCAGATGAACAATGATATTGCTACGAAAATCGCTCAGTACAAGCAGACAGTTGATGGCCAATTTTTAAGTATCACATCTCAGATTGCTGGTAAGGCTAATCAAGCGGATTTCCAGCGAGTGAAGGAAACCAGTCAACTCTACGAGCGTATTCTGGGAAATACTGATAATGGTATCGCAGATAATGTCGCTCGCATGGCTGTGACGAATCAACTGTTTCAGGTTGAAGTTTCGAAGGCATCAGCAAGCGGACGAAATCTATTCTTGAATTCATTATTCAAGCGTGATTTAAGAGATAGATACTCAACGTACAAGTTATATGATGATAACACCCAGACTAAAGGGCAATTGGCTGTAAGTATTGATTCTGATAATCAGTTCAGAGGTGTGAATACGTTGAAGATTGTATCAACCTTTAACGGTAAAATAGATAATCAAAAAATAACATTTGATATCGGAGGAAATTCACGCACTGGTCGAGATGATGAATTAAAAAATAAATCAGCAAGATTTAGTTTTTGGGCAAAATCGACTGTTGCGAATACCAAATTTTATGCTCGTTCTGGTTATCGAGGGTGGGGTAGAGAAATCCCGATTTCTACTGATTGGAAATTTTACGATGTAGAATTTGTTACCAACGAAAATTTAAAAGCAACAAGCGAGTTGATTTTACACGTCTTTACTGCCGCAACCGTCTGGATCGCCTTTCCAAAAATTGAGATTGGGACAGTGGCAACTCCATTCACAGAAGCACCAGAAGATACCGATGAAGCGATTCGCACGGTTCAAAGTCAGTTAGCTGGCTCATGGGCTGTTCAAAATCTGACAAGCGCAGGTTCAATCGTTTCACAAATCAATGCGACGAACAATCAGATCTTGATTAAAGCCGAAAAAATTCGATTGAAGGGTAAGACTTTACTTGATGAATTGACGGCTATTCAAGGTTACTTTAAGCGCTTATTTGTAGGTGAAGGTACGTTCGCGACTCTGAATGCTGATGTTATACGAACGAATTCTATCACTGCAGATAAGCTGGTAATTAACGAGGCTCTCGCTAATAGATTGGTCTCAAACGAGCATATTACTAGCAAATTAGTAGCAAGTAGAGCTTTCGTCAATGCCTTGAAAGCCGTAACGATAGATGCTTCTCAGATTGTGACGGGTACTCTTAATGGAGACAGGATTTATGGTGGTACTATCCGAGGTGCTGAAATTAACGGTACTAGGATAACAGGTGATAGTCGAATTACGATTGGTGATAACGGCTTCTTAAGGCCGACTCAATACGGTGGTCTACAAATCAACATTCCTGAAACCTACAATGCTAATAAAGGTGTTGGTGTTCAGTTTTTTGGGCGAAAACTTGGGGAGGTCCCTAAAGGAATGTTCATCTATAATGCGCCAAGTTGGGTAGGTGGCGATTTCGAGGTAGGAGAATCAGTATCAGATACGCTTCTAACGGTCAAAGGATTGACTTCTCTTTGTAATCTATTCGACGGAAAGCCTATGAGTGGATTGCCAATCAATTCCAATTTCAGTTTCGGATTCCCTGTCCCAGAACTTTTTCGTGTATCCTTCATCGCATGGGATGCACGTATTGGACAATTGATGGTTAATGATGGAACGAATACAAAGGGAACGTGGTGGTTCAAGCCAGATCTATCGACTTCAGATAAGAGACTGAAAGTGAACATTCGAGATACCAATTTTGAAGCAACTGATTTTGTGAAAAAGTTGGAGTTTAAGCAATTCGATTGGAAGCCTGATAAATTTGGCTATAAGAAGCCTTATACGAATGTCGGGTTGATTGCACAAGACGTCGAGAAATTGGATAGTAGCCTAGTCTATCCACAAGGAGAGAATTTGGCACTAGATGATTTTAGACTTGGAAATATCGCACTTAAAGCGATTCAGGAACTGTCTCAACGAATTGAGACGCTAGAAAGGAAATTAGCATGAATGCATTAGAAATTATCGCACAGGACGTAGCACGAATCACGTTAGAAAAAGCAACCTTCCAGGCGTTGTACCTCGAAGAAGTACAAAAACGTGAAGAATTAGAAAAACAACTTGAAATTAAACAACAAGAAGAATCAGTGGAGGAATAAGAAAATGGCAACAGAATACACAGTGAGAAGCAAATACTTGAAATTTGACACAACAGAAGTCGTGATTCATCGTGAATCGCCTTATACCATCTTTGCTCGTGAATTGCCAGGGGATCAGACGGCTAAATCGGATGAAGAATTGATTGAAGCAGTTAAAAGTATCATTCGTGCTGAGCTTGATCCAGGTGCAGCAATCGTCAAAGTACAAGCGCAGCTTGAACAATCTGAGCAGAAGATTGCGCACAACAAGAGCGAACAAGATAGACTTTCTGCGCTTGCAAATAAAATCGATAAAGTGGTTCGTGTCATGGCACAAGATTCAATCATGGGTGAGAAAATCGCATACGGAACAACCTACAAGGAGCTTGTCGAACTCTTCCCATTCGCTGAAGTTGGAAAAGTTTACGAGCCTGGTGCAATTTTTGCGGTGGAAGACCCAGGTCACGTTGAAATTAATGGAGAAGGTAAACGTATTCTGATTCAAACCAATCAGTCCTTTACTTATCAAGGAGAAACCCTTGCTCAACTTGAAGGGGCATCTTCTCAAAATGGTCTTCTTGCAATCTGGAAGTGGGACGGCCAAAAGAATGGAAGTGATCTTGAAACCTCTCGAGTTCCCGCACAGTAGATTGGAAGTGGTCTGATTGGAATTACTAGCATTTCTGGATAAATTGAGTCCGATTCTAATCGTAATCATTCCTAGCTATTTTTCGTTCAAAAGCACGCAGAATACAAAAGAGACTGATAAGCAAATCGGTCTCTTATCTGATAAAATTAGCGCTATTGAAAAGACAGTCTCAAACGTTGAGAACATTGGCAAAGATAATAGCAAAGGATTGAGTGTTATTGGAAAAGGTCTTCAAAGATTACAACGTTTTCGATTGCAAGAAAACCTAAAAAAAGCAATTAGACGAGGCAATACCAATCAGCATGAGATTGAAGAATTGTCTCGTCTTTATGAAAGTTATGTCGAACTTGGTGGGAATGGAGCCATCAAGGTACTGTATGAAAAATTTCTAGCATTGGAAATTGTTGAGGAAAATATAAATGCAACAGATTAATGATTGAAAAGGAGGATGAAAATGGCCAATGTTCACAATTCAACCAATCTTGAGCAAGTGGATGGTGGCTTTTTGGTAAAACAAGGCGATGTAGCTTCTACATTCGCCTTCTCTTTGTTAGATGAAAACCACATGTCTATTCCTCAACTCGAAGGTCAAGAGGCATCAATCACGCTAACAAAGGACCAAGAGCAGATTAAGAAGAAAGCCATTGTCACGAACGGAACAGTGGCTTTTAATTTTGACAAGATTCTGCCTGTCGGACTCTACCGAATCGAGATTTCAGCTGGTGGATTCACATTTCCAAGCGACGATTCAACTCAAATCCGAGTGACAAAATCGGATAAGAACTTGGTAACAGAAGAAGTCCACGTACTCAAAGAACTGGATATCGCGGAAGAAGTCAAAAAACAACTTGCAGGTAGGACCACAGGCAACAGTGAAGTAGGTATGGAATTTCCTGACCTACTTTTTTATTACAATTTAGGAAAGGTATAGATAATGGACACAACTAAATTAACGGCATTTGCACAAGCGGTTGGGGTTGACATTAAGGAGCTGAAGCAATTACTTAATGGCAAAGTCGACAATGCCACTGTCACCCAACTAATTGAGCAAGCTAAGACCGCAGTCAAGAATGACATTTTAGGAGAAGGGGTATCTGAACAATTTGATACCCTCAAAGAAATCGCTGATCATATCGCTAATTTGAGTGGTGACACTGGTGGAGCAGTGGTTCAGAAGATTGCTGACCTCGGCAATCGTATTGATAGCATTGCCAATCTTGACCTTGTAGCAACGTATAATCAAGCGAAAGCGTGATTGCTATGAGCAATTTTGAAGAATTCGCAAGAGCCGTTGGCAAGGATGTCAAAGACATCAAAGAACAGCAATTAACAAAAAGTGAATTCAATTCAAAGGATTGTATCACTGGAAATTCAGAATACGATTTTTTGAAAAGAAGCGTTCAGGAATTAATGAAGCAAAACAAATTGCTACAGGAACAATTAGCTCTTATTAAACCTGCACCAAGACGGGCTCCTATGGCATATACGATTGATGCAAACAGTACACCTCCTATTGCATGGTTTGATAACGGATGTGGCTTGGAGCCAGGAGGCCTAACCCTTCTAGGGAAAGGCAAAGCAAAATCATGGGATCAAGGAATTCCAAATTGGGACTTTCCGAACGCAATTTTAAGAACTTCGCTAGCAATCATTGATATCGATGTTTGGAAAAAAAATGATTTTACTTATTGGGGAGATCACATCAAAGTACTTAATCCTATTAAATCAGCAGATGATTACGATTGGACTAATGCGAGAATTTCAGAAAAGGGTGCCACTGATTCTTGGAGATGGAACAACCAAAAAAACCTAATTCGCATTATGTATCAATTAGGTATTTGGGACGCTAAAATCGTTGAAAATTTAGGCGCAGTAAGGCGCTAGAAAGGAAGAATAACATGCAACAGATTAACGAAATTTTACTAAACGGAGCAGTCAGCATCCTAGTCATTTTGCTAGGTATCGTAGTCAAGTCAATCAAAGACTACCTTATTAAGAAGGGTGGCGAACAGACGGTCAAGATCGTTGAAATCCTTGCTAAGAACGCAGTCAACGCAGTTGAACAGGTATCTGCTGAAACTGGCTACAAGGGCGAAGAGAAGCTGGAGCAAGCACGAACTAAGATTCGTGCAGAGCTCAGCAAATACAACATCAGCATGACAGATAAGGACTTGGACACATTCGTCGAGTCAGCAGTCAAGCAGATGAACGATGCTTGGAAGGAGCAGTAGATATGGCGCTAAATATTGAAACGGCTATTGCCTGGATGCAAGCCCGAAAAGGGCAAGTATCTTATAGTATGGATGACCGAAATGGTCCTGACTCTTATGACTGTTCAAGCTCAGTCTATTATGCATTAAGAAGTGCAGGAGCTACATCTGCTGGTTGGGCAGTCAATACAGAGTATGAGCATGACTGGCTGATTAAAAACGGCTATGAATTGATTGCTGAAAACACAGAGTGTGACGCTCAGCGTGGAGACATCTTCATCTGGGGCAAACGTGGAGCAAGTGCTGGAGCGTTCGGGCATACTGGTATGTTCATTGACTCTGACAACATCATTCATTGTAATTATGCGTATAATGGTATCTCAATCAACAATCATGACGAGCGCTGGTATTATGCTGGACAACCTTATTTTTATATCTACCGCTTGACCAATCCTGACGCTCAACCTGAAGAAGTGAAAAAAGGCTGGCAAAAGGATGACGCTGGCTACTGGTATGCCAGAGCTAACGGCTCTTATCCTAAGGAGCAATTTGAAAAAATTGATGGGACATGGTACTACTTTGATGAGAGCGGGTATATGCTTTCTGACAAATGGAAACAACGCCCAGATGGGACATGGTACTACTTTGACAAGTCAGGGGAAATGGCTACTGACTGGAAGAAGATTGCTGATAAATGGTATTATTTCAGCAGAGATGGCGCTATGGTTACCGGATGGGTTAAATACTATGATAACTGGTATTACCTTGATTCTGCAAATGGCGACATGAAATCAGATACATTTGTACGTTACAATGACGGATGGTATCTACTTCTACCAGATGGCCGATTGGCAGACAAGCCGGCATTTACAATTGAGCCTGACGGTTTTATTACCACAAAATAAAATAAAAACAGAAAGACTAAAAAATTATTACACTAGACCGCAGGCAATAGCTTGCGGTTTTTTTGTTTTGTCCGAAAAGGTTGGATTTAAAATCCAAGCTTTTCTCTGAAAGTAGAAAAAAAACAGTGATTTTTTTCACTGCTTTTTTTATTTTTCTACGAATAGATAAGTAGGAGGAATGAAAATGAAGATTTTAAATATTGAACTAGCAAATGTAGAGCAGACAGATAAAGGTTTTGAGCATTGGGTTGATGTGACTTACAACGTTCCGATTTTGAAAAACGAATATACGGTTAGATTGTTGCTGCTCTTTGATTTTGAAATTGAAGATCCTGAAGTGATTGAATATCTAGTCAACGCTTGGAAGTACCGTGAGCTGGTCCTGCATTCTGTGAGGATGTATGAGATAGAGAGAAAAGCAAGTTGAAAATACTGTTACTAACTCTAACTTATCATAAATAAAATGCCCCACAGGTTTAGAAATGAAATTTGGGGCATTTTTGGGGCATAAGTTTAAAACTCTTATATTTTTTCCTATAAAACTAGACTAGTTTTTAAACGTATTTATCTTTATTTTTCGAAATTTTCTTCTATTATATAGTTATGTAATATGTCCATCCATTAAAGACGCTGTTAAATAATCAACCTTTAAAAAGCCTATCATATCAAGCATTTGAGCTTGTGTGACAGGCTTTTTTTATGTACAGGGGGCAAAAAAGGGGCAAAACTATAAATTATCTAGCAAATTGAGGATATTGTCATTCATCTTCTTTGTAACGTGTGTAGATTTTGTTTATTGTCCTAGAATCAGAACGACCTACTCTTGTCATAATTGCTTTTAGAGTTACGCTATTCTGCTTACGAGAGTACGCCTAAAGATGTGGTAGGTGAGGTGTCTATCAATGGATTCTTCAAGTTGTGTATTTGTTTTCAGATTTAAATCTTCAATAGCTTTTACGATTTTTGGCAGTTCCGCTCGTCATGCAGAATTATATTCGATATACTCAAGGTTCACTGTGTAAGCAAGAGACAGATTTAAGATTAATTTAGATTACTCTGATTTTGACTTTGAAAGATCAAGTTTGATTAGAAAGCGTTGAATGTATTTTATATCGATATAAAGCTCAAATGCCTATTTAAAATCATTCATGCTACTAGTAAGAGAGCTGATATAGCTCCCTTAGACTTTTTTTGGTAAAAGTCCACCACTCTTCTAAAAAAGTGAAATTTACTTTAATATATAGCTTAGATACTGCAATAAATGGCCATTATGCTACTGTTGTATATGGATATAATGCTGAAAAGTTGAAGAAATTCAAATGTCGACTGAATATGACAGATATAGGATAAGAAGAGAGAGCAAGCGATCCTTTTATCTTTATATTATCGTGATTTCTTAATTTTAATGGATACAGTAGAAAACGAGATTATAGAAGTAAAAAATTGAAAAGCAGTTGGAATTTATTGCTAATCTCTGTAATGATGTAAGTATTAATGATTTACTGAAATAAACAGATTTGGCAAAAATTATGTCTATCTTTACAGAATTTTATGCTCAATTAGTAGGTAATGTAGAGCTAAAAAGGAAGTGATGGCACTTGAGCAAATTTTCAAATGTTTTTATTGTTTTATCAGGCAAGTTAAAGAGGGGCTTCTGGTGTGAGTATTCGTGATTTCATGGAAGGGACTAATGGAGTCCTGGCAACAATTGAAAAAGTGATAAAGAAGAAGTAATCGATTTAGCTGGTTTTGAACTTTAACTTGTCAATGTAGCTATAAGAGAGTATAGTAATGTTAAAAATATGGGGGCTATATGGATAAGCAATTTGTTATACCAGTGAGAGTTGATGAGAGAATTTTAAATAAACTCGATTTTGTATCAATAAAGCTACAATAAGGACAATCAGAAACGATTGGTAAAGGACTAGAGAGGCTCTATAGTGATCTGGGGAGAAAGATGACTGGAAAAGGATTGATTTGGGCACATATTTGATTAGGTGTGGCTATTTCTGCCTTAGCACTCTATACCTAAACGATTATTTATATTTTTAATCATGATATGGAAGAAATTTTTGCAACTTTTATTATGTTGGTAATTTATTCACTATTCTTTCTGTTATTTTTGATATCAGTTGAGAGATTATCTTTATTGGTTTGCGTAGAATTAGCTTATCGTAATTTGCAACGATATAAAAAATTAAAAAGTTCCTTCTTTTTGATAGTACTTTTACAAATAAAAGTCTTAGTAATATAATAGAGCTATAGAAGGGGAGGTGGAAGAAATGTTTCGAAAAGAAAAAGCACGCAAGCGATTTTGGTTTTGGTTTATCATCTTTATCCTTTATCTTGCTTTTGGATTGTATTGTATTTGTACGAATTTTGGAGATACCTTAGGTATGATTTTACTATCACCTTTTATCTTTGCTTCCCTGCCACTCTACGCCTATCTAATTCTTGGTTTGTTTATCTGGTTTTTTATGAGACTGGCAATGGATGATTTTATGTCTCTTTAGTTAAAGGAAAGCTAATATAGAGAAAGGACACATTTCGTCCTTTCTTTTTTTGATAGATATAGTTTTTCTTTTTTAAAGAGAATTTTTTTACAAAAATTCTTGGTTATTTTGTTTATTTATGCTATAATAGGAACAATTATTTTTAGGAGGTGCAGTATGTCTTATTTGTTTGAGATATTACCGAGTTTATTGAGCGGTGCAAGCATGACTTTGCAGGTTTTTGCACTGGTCTTGATTTTTTCTATTCCCTTGGGCGTTTTGATTGCCTTTGCACTGCAAGTCCATTGGAAGCCCCTCCATCATCTGATTAACATTTATATCTGGATCATGCGAGGCACACCCTTGCTCTTGCAATTGATCTTTATCTATTATGTGCTCCCAAGCATTGGGATCCGTTTGGATCGTCTTCTTGCGGCCATTATTGCCTTTGTTTTGAATTATGCGGCTTACTTTGCTGAAATCTTCCGTGGAGGGATTGATACCATTCCTAAAGGCCAATATGAGGCTGCTAAGGTTTTGAAGTTTAGTTCTTTTGACACAGTCCGCTATATTATCTTGCCTCAGGTGACCAAGATTGTTCTTCCTAGTGTATTTAATGAGGTTATGAGTTTGGTCAAGGATACTTCCCTGGTCTATGCTCTAGGAATTTCAGACCTTATCTTGGCGAGTCGAACAGCTGCCAACCGTGATGCTAGTCTTGTTCCTATGTTCTTGGCAGGAGCCATTTACTTGATTTTGATTGGGATTGTGACAATCATTTCCAAAAAAGTTGAGAAGAAGTACAGTTA